CATCCATTTAGGTAAGTTTTCATAAGCAGTTGCAAGTCTTTGTAACAATTCTGTTGCAGTTGCTGCCTTGTTTGCTAGAATTCCAATATTTACACTATCATTAAAAATAAGATAGTGTAGAAGATATGATACAACAGTAGTTGATTTGCCGGTCTGTCGTGGCATTTTGCAAATATTAAATCTATTTTCATGAAATCTATTAATTAGTTTTTCTTGAAAGTCGTAAGGTTTAAATTGAGTCAAACCTTCATCAAGAGAAACAATTTTGATATAATTATTTGCAAAATAAACAGGGTCGTTCTTACAATTAATAAATTCTAAGACTTGCTCCTGAGAAAACTCAATAGTGGTATTTGCCTTTTTTAATAAAGGATTGCCAAGGTATACGTCACTCATTGTCCACAATTAATAAATCGAACATTGAAGAAACTGTTGCATTACTTCCGGTATAAGTTCTCACTTCAAGGTCGGTTTTTTCTGTAAAGTAAAGTGGAATACTAAAAGTAGTATGCATGTTACTATTATATAGATTTAATTCACTGGCAAGTCTAAATACTCCACCATCAGGTTTTTTCTGAAATAATCTAACAGTGTTTTCTTGGTTTTTGTTCATTGTTGCAGCAAATGATCTCAAATATCCACTCTTTCCTGCAGGAATGGTGTAAAAAGCAACTTGAGATTGTCCCATTCCTTCAGCAATCTGACAAGTAACACCTACGCTATGAGTAAAGTTAATATTACCTACATTATTGTTATCATTATTTCCAGTGAGAACATATGCCCTATGAGTTCTTAAAAATTCTACAGTTCCAGCAACACCAACAGTTCCGTTTAAAGTAAAATCTTCTTCCACTTCATTATAATTTGCATCAAGACCTTCAAGTCTAACTGTAAGTGCTCCTGTTTGTCCTGGAGCATCTTGTATCGAAGATGAGATTGCAGTTATTATTCCTGCTGAAGAAGGAAATGTATATGCACCACCAAAAGACCATACGGTATCATAAATTGCCGATGTAGTAACGACTGCTCCAAACTTGTGTACATTTGCTAATTGAGTAGTAATTCCAGCAGCGATATTTAAATCAAATTGAGTATCTCCACCACAAGCTCCAATGTTTCCATATTTGTCCGCACACATATGAACTTCAAATAAAGTTCTTCCATCATTTAAATAATCTTGTATATTTTTATTCCACTGTGCCATTTATCAATCAATCCATTCTAATTTTGATGGGTGGTATCTTTTCGCATTTTTAATATTAAAATTCTTTTCCTCTACTGGATAAATTTGATGAACCACAGATCCTGGGTATTCTCCTTGGAGTTGCTCTCCAAGTTCTTGCTTTGATGGTAAACCAGACTTAGTTACCATTTCAAGTCTATATAAATTTCCTTGCCACATTACATCTGCAACATAACTTTCTCCAACCTGTTGCTGTTCTGGTTGAGAGTTGATGTAAAGATTTCCGTTAAAGTCTCCAGAAATAGTTACTGATTCTGATAAGAACTGCTTAAAACTTTTCATCTTGTTTACCATTTTACTTTGTTTGCCCAATATGCTGCAGACATTTTGCCTTGAGCAATATTCTTTGCATGGCGATCTTTGAATGCTTTTCTACGAGCCGCATATCCTTCAGATTCTCCTTCTTTTTTAGGTGAACCTTTTACACCTCTTTGACCAAAACGAATAATCTTTTCCTCACCTCCACTACATGCCTTTACTACGTGCGACTTTCCCGTGAGAGAATCTCCAACTGCTTGTGCTTTTGGTTTGTTGCACTTCATTTTATCTTTATCAACCTTTGCCTCTTCTACTTGAAGAAGTGGTTGACCAGGCTCATAGTCTCTCATATTAAAATAAGTAAGTTTAGAATCTGGATATACTTTTCTTACTTGATCCTGAACTTCTTGTCTTGATGGACGCTTTCCTGATGGGAAGAACATTTGAAGAGAATAAACTTTACCTCTCCAAGAAACCATTACATAATAAATGTTTCCACTTTTTGCTGGCATTCTTACAGATTCTTCAATTTCTTTTACATAGTTTTTATTTTTTCCTGGTTTTTCAGCATCTCCACCATGCTTTTTGGTTCCGCAAGTTTCTGAAACTACCTCTTCAGGAACGCAGTTTGGAACTTCTTTTCCACCCTTCATTTTAGTTTTGGGTGTCCCAAGTTTTTTACCTTTCCAACACTTATCAGCACCAACATTATCTCTAGCTTGCTCAATACCCTCAACATTTAATGTTTTTGGATAGTCTTTATCGCCAGGTTTTGCTGGTTTTTCTCCACGCTTTCTCTTGGCATGAATATTTGCCCAAAGACCCTTTTTTTCCTCTCCAATTTCTTGAAGAATCTTATCTACAAGCATGACCTCTTCTTTTTTTACTTTTGGTAAATCTACGGAAGCAGCTTTTTTCTTTTGAAGTTCTACTGCCTTTGGTCCCAACTCTTTTGCAGCATTTGGGGTAAGAGCACCGGGACCTGTAGATCTTTTAATTTTATTTTTTGGATCTTTTAATGGGTTATTCATTTATCTATAAAAGTCTTCCGTTTTACTATTTATTAATCATCTTTCTGCTGCTTTAATAATTTACTAAGTTCTGCTGTTGACCCTATAAACAAAGCATTGTTTGTAACACTTGTCGGACTTTTCTTTTTATCATCAGACTGAATGTCCTTCAACTTCTTTTGTAAGTCAATTAACTTTTCAGTTGCATCAGATACGCTTTTTATTAACTGTCCAGCAACTTCATATGCTCTTGGCATCTCAGTTTCTTGGGCAAGTTCTATCACCCCGTTTAATGCTTCTTGACCCTTTTCTATAATAGAATACAAGTTTCCTCTACTATATTCATAATCTTTTTTAATATCATCAGATATTTTTTCGAATTTGTCGATTGAACTCTCTACATCAACGCTCTCAACTTCTACTACAGGTTTCATTGTTTCTTCCACATTAAAGGTCTCATCTAAATTGTCAAATTTATTACTCATAATTATCAGAAGCTGTCGCTAAATCCAAAATCATCACCAATTTGAACATAAGCATTATCTGCTTCTGTTATAATACTTACTCCAGAACCAGATACGTGAAGAGATATTGGTGTCCCATATTCACCCCTTCTAACTGTAAGTTTGTTTCCAGTCTTAGATTTTACATATAATGTTTCTGTGTCTATTGCAATATAAGATCCTTTTGCGATTGCGGAAGAATCTGCAACATCAATAATTGTAGTCTCTAGATTAATATCTTCTGAAAGTGTAGTTGATACCTGATCAATATATTTCTTAGTTGCTTGTGGTTCTACTCTGTAAGTAATATCTCTTGTAGGAGATCCTGTATTTTCTCCAGAAACAAACCCAATAGCAACTTTCTTGACAACATCTTTGGAAGATTCGGAAGATGTTGGACCAAAAATGTAAGTTTTCGCAGTAAATCTTAGCGTATATATCAAGGCTCTTCTTGTGCTGAAATCACCTTCATAAGAATCATCCATAGTTATATTATCAAGAGTGATGGGAATGTCTCTCTTTTCTCCAATAACGTCTACTAAGTCTATACTTATACTATATGAAGGTTGAAAGTATGGTAAAATTTGCTCAACTATCTGAAGCATATCATCATTACTCTTTGTCATAATGGACAATTCAAAAGAAATATTATATGGAACTGGCATATAAGTGACTCTTAGGTCTGTCTTGTCAGTTTTTGTAGATGATATAATCGTTTGTATTGGCGTAACTTTTCTGGTTGGATCATAGTTTAATCCTACCATTTCAAATGAAAGTCTTGGAAGAGTAATTTGGACTGGTTTGTTTAAGTCTGGTGATTGCTCAAGTCTTGCTAAAAACTTTTGAGTTGGTCCATATGCAATTGGGACTTCAACAATAGAAAAAACATTATCGGAAGAATCCTTTCTCTTAATTGTTATACTATTAAATAAAGTTCCAAATCCGATTACTGTTTTTCTTATTATTTCGTTATAAAAATACTCAAACATATATTTTCCCAGATACTATTGATTATTTAACTATTTAAGGTGTTCCAAATGGATTTTTTTCTGTAAAGTCTAATATTTGGTCTGCTTCAGTCTCAATGTCTATATTTTGACTATAAGAATCATCAGAATCTACCATATTTATAGTTAGAACCTTATAAGTTGCTCCCGATTCACTTCCAGTGATAATTTCACCAACAACAAATTCCCCTGTAAAGTTCTTCAATTCCAAATCATTTGTAACTGAATTCCAAGACTCTACAAGAGCAGTTGCGCTACTTGCAGATCCTGTAACTGCTTCATTAAAGATGAATGATCCAGATCCAAGTAAGTATGGATCAGAAATAGTTACACTCGGTGCTACTGTGTATCCAGATCCTGTATTTGTTATTCTTATTGATGTGACTGATCCATTTGTCAGGACTGCATTTGCAGACGCTGAAGTTGATGCAATTCCAACAAAAGATACTATTGGTGCTGAATCATATCCCGAACCTCCATCAGTTACTGTAATTACACCGACTGCTCCATCTGATATTGTTGCTAATGCGGCAGCACCAACGCCTCCACCACCAATGAATGCAACCATTGGAACTGAAGTGTATCCGTAACCAGAATTTACAATTTCTACTCCTTGAACCTTATAATTTTCTTTGGAATCTGCACAATAATCAAACATCCCCTCAATTAAAGTTGCAACACCAACTGCTGTTCCTCCTGGAGATGGAGAAGAAGATATTGCAACTCTTGGTGCAGATGTGTAATCTCTACCTCTATTTGTTACAGTGATAGAAGAAACTGCCCCATCAAAAATATTTGCCACAGCAGTTGCAGTTCTTCCTGAACCAACTAGTCTGAATGTTTGAGTGTATGCTTGATCTATAAAATTATCATCTATCTGCTCAATATCCGTGTCTACAACTTCATCTCCATATCTAAAGAGTTCACATCTCAATTCATACACATAGTTCTTTTGTAATTGATAGAATGGAGATTCATGTTCAACATATTTTATTTCAAATATTCTATCCCCCAAAGGAAAATAAATTAAGTCTCCTTCTTTCGGTCTACTTGATAATTCAATATTACTAATAGGTTTTATTAGTGGTGAAATATAATCTTCAAATCTTTCTTTAGATACTACAAGAGTTAAGTCATCAATATCTTGAATTCCAAATTTAGACAGAAGTGTTCCTTGCCCACCATATCCATCATAAGAAGAGACATATGCTTCAATTGGGTATGCCTTATCAAATTTTGATTGGATTACTTCAGCAATTACTGTATTTTTAGTGATATATCTTCTAGGAATATAGTAAATCTCAACACCATACATTC